ATTTTCCATCATTCTCAGCTGGTTTGCTGGTCTAATGGCTTTATGCAAATATGATAGAGGGATATTTTTATCTTGATCAAGTAAGCCAGAAGGAATATAAGTTATTGCATCCTTCGATATCTTAAGAGATCTATCGCCAACATTATTAGACTTATACTGTCCAGGTTTTGAAGCGATCCCCTTATCATCGTAAACAAAATATTCGTTTACTTCTTTGACCATACTAACGCCAGTCTTAGGATCTTTTTCCTTTTTGACATCACGTATCTTTTTTATCTTACGTGGGTCAATATACCTAACGTCGTACAGACCTTTTTTAGGATTGGTTTTGTCGACAATTTTATGAAAATAAATTCTGCCATCAATATACCAACGCCTATAATAATCTTGCGCTCTATTGTTAAAGTCTATTAACGATAATACATTTTCATATTCTTCAGCAATCGCTTTTTTAATCGTTGCTGAAACTTTCATATCATCTGTATTAATCGTTACAGGCTTCTCATCATCAAGGTTAGAGATAGAATCGTTTACGATATCTTCAATTGCCGTATCAATATCGGCATACATTGAAATATCTCGATATCTCTTGATCAGTTGCTCTTCAGTATTTGCAACTCCCTCAACATCAAAATACGTGCCATAATAACCACCACCACGGATGGCTTCCAAAGCACCGTCGGAGTCAGGAGCAACGAAAGACTGCGCTGTCTTCGGCTCCTTCTTCCTGTTTATTTCAAATCCAAATAATTCCATTATAATTCCTCTATACGTTTATGTATAACTATTTATGCTACATCATAATGTGTATATTGGAAAGTCACCGTAAATTCTTCAAAGATATCATTCTGTGCATATTGTAAAGTAATCTCTGACATATTGATTGGGAAAGCGTTACGCAAAGTGTAGACGCCACCTTCCAATACCTCATCATTACGATCCAAATGTTCAACCGTGATATCAGCTTGATACTCACTAGGAGTAAGAACACCAGTGTTACTTTCACGATCGTTTAAGCCATTCATCCATTGCTCGAAAGGTGAACGAAGTGAAAAATCTGAGTCATTCACGATTGTAATTGTGAATGGATCAAATATTCTTTCACCAGCTAGTTTCACTTCACGACCCCTATACTGGATAATGGCAGGGTTTACGTTAGAAGCAGGTAATGCTGCTCCAGTTACCAACAGGCTAAAGCTAGTGTCAACATTTGGCACATAGCTAGGGAAGGCGAGACTTACCCTAAACTGGTTAGGACGAGCACCACCAGCACCTAATCGAGCCTTAAATTCTTCAATATTCATTTGTTATTTTCTCCTATAAGTCTTGATTAAGCACCTAACTCCTCAAACGAGATACCAGTTCTGGTAGCTACGAATGTAAGAGTGATGAAGTTAATAGATTTCGCAGGTTTGATAAAGATATCTGCCCTGAATTCATTCGCGTCTATGACCTGACCAGTGTTGTTTGTTTCGTCACAAACCACTCTAAAGTCATAAACACCCCTTCTGCCTTGAACGTCTCTCATGAATGGCTCAACCAAACTTCTAAACTGCGCTCTTGTAAAGGCATCGTTGAATTCAAACAGCTGGAATTTAGCAGCTGCAGCAACCGCTTTTTCGATTACTATGAACAACCTACGAACATTGATTCTGTTAAATGCAGAGGATCTAGCCAGAAGCGTTTTATCACCGAACAAGATAATTCCTTGTGCAGCTGACTGTACGATTGGGTTTACACCTGCAGAATAGAGCGTATCACGATCTGATTTCTTAGGATTAAACGCCAACTTAACAGCATTTTTGATAGAACCACGATTTACACCAGCAGGTGAGAACCAAGGATCTGCTTCTAGGTCAGCAGTAACACAGCAACCAGCTGTATCACCATTTACTGGAACCCATACATAGATATCGTTGTACTTGTCATACATATACTTCCAACCACTATCCATCACAGCGTAGGAAGATCTTGTATAGTTAGCCAACTCGCCAGTAATCGAAGTTACCTCAGAACCAGTGTTATTCACAACACTTGATTTCTGTGGCGATACGAATACTAGGCAATCTTTTCTAATTTCAGCAACATTATCGATGATATAATCACCAACTGCTGCACTATGACCACCAGCAAAGATTAAGCTGACGTCAGTCTCTTCGTCGTTTGAGAAGAGTAAGTAAGATGTTTGCAAGTTACCATCTGTTGGGGCTTCATCAACACCACCAGAAAGTGAAAACTCGTCTGTATCGTAATCACAAAGAAGTAATTTTGGAGACTTCACTGTTGCTGCTTGAATAGTAGCGAGGTCAGTTCCCCATGGTTGTCCAGCAACAAAAGAAGTTGTTGAAACGTGATCAGTAAATCTAATAAATTCTGATTTGTTATTGATTACATCTTTGTAGTAATTTGATTCGTTAGAATCGCTTCTTGCTGATGGGATTTTAGAAACACCAGCGAATTTTTCAAGAACCGTACCAGCTGCGCCAGTAAATGCTCCATCTTCATCGATGACGATTATGTGTACTTCGTCAAAGTTTACGTTATTATTTGCTGCCCACTCAGTAGTTCCTGGAGTGTTATCAAAGTTTGAAGCGTATGTCCAAGCAGTAGAAAGGACAGCTGTTGCAGTCGCACCAGATCCTCCACCACCAGAGATTGTTACTGTTGGAGCAGAAGTATATCCAAATCCTGTAAATGCGACTTGGATTCCGTTTACTGCGCCACTATCAACCGTTGCAATAGCAGAAGCACTACCACCAGTCGATGGTGATGCTGATATTGTTACTGTTGGAGCAGAACTATATCCTGACCCACCAGCTGTTACATTAATAGATGCGACAGATGTTGCGGTAAAGTTACCAAGATCAGCTACTGATACTTTTAGAGAGTTACCTCTTGAACCAGCACATTTTGCAGCAAATGGACCAACACCGTTAGTTCCGCTGTAAAAATTAGAGTCATACTCGTCATCGTTTCTGATCAGTTTACCAGAGTCAGTAGTATCTAGTGTTGCGGTTGCAGTTCCACCAGAACCACTACCACCAGATATTGTTACTGTCGGTGCAGTAGAGTATCCAAATCCTGGATTTGTTATTGTTATTGCAGTTACAGCACCACTTTCAACCGTTGCTGTGGCTAATGCTTTGACACCACCGTTTGCAACAGTGACACCAGTCGGATCAGCGACAGTGACAGTAGGAGTAGATGTGTAACCAGATCCACCAGCAGATACTGCGATGGAAGCTACTTTTTTAGAAGGTGTAGCAACTGCGTTTCTTGCGCCATCGCCCACTTCTCGGGAAACCAACAGGTTTGAACCATATGCTAAGAATGAAGAAGCTGTTAGAAAGTCAACATTAGTAGCAGAGGCAGGTTTACCAAAACGCGATAAAAGTTCGTTTTCTCCAGAAATTGAAACTAATTCACGTGCTGGACCCCAAGCGAAATCGCCCACGAATCCACCAACTGTAGTTCCAACTGCAGGAACGACAGCTGTTGCGTCTTGTTCTCTTACGAGAACTCCTGGACTTAATTGAAATGCCATTTTGTTATCTCCTCGATATTAATTGGATAAATCGTTATTATAATTGCTCAATTGCGTTATTACTGAAATTATTTATAATAATGACGTTTTCTCGTTATTGGTAGTATACCAGACGTCACCACCCATAACTTCGACCTCTTCTTCTGTTCCATCAACTATTTGACCAAATGGAGTCAGATCGTTTTCAATCATACGCATTTCGGCGTTGAACAAACCTTCTCTGACATTTACATTTGTAAGATCTGCGAAAAAAGAATTGGTCGTAACCCATCCAAACAAGACTAACGTCATTGCTAAGTCATCGTGATATCCTTCATCTGCTTGAAATGTCTGTCCTCTTTCAGTAAAAACAGACAACTCGCCGATAATATCTGCGTCGTGGACGAGTAATTTTGTGTCTTCAATAAGAGATTTGATAGCAAAACACCCTTGTCGCTTCACTGCTTTTGATGTTGTAACTCCTAATTTTGCAGATCTACCAAATCCAGGAGTCAAATATTGCTTACCATTCTCTGTGAGAGTTGTAAAGACATTCTCATATTCCTCTTCTTGATGTAATATATCCAAAACTTGTTGTCCAATATCGTTTGCTTCAACTAAAACAAACGCATTATTAAAGTCTTTTGCTACTTTTGCTATGATACTCGGATATAACATCGGAGAAATTTTATTGTGTTTATACTTTCCGACCAACTTATACGGCATATCAGTTACATCTATAAGTGAAAATGCTGAATAATCACCGCCTATACCACGAGCCACATCTACCGTCATTACATAAAAGTGGTCTGGTTTTGGTTCTTCATATAAATCAAGACCGTCTTTGCTATATTCTGGCTGTACTGCCGACATAACAGACAAAGTCTTACCATTGATCAGTGTATTTGTTGAACCGAGAAACTCACATAAAACTTCCTGATTGAATTTAAGTTCGCCAAGAAGTTTGAGTTGTTCCTCTGCCCACACTTCGTCTCTTCCAGGAATCTCGCTATATGGTATGAACATACGTTTGAAACCATTTTTACCCTCTTCAGATTCATTCCAAAACTTCCAGAAATGATTATATCCAAGAGGTGTAGAAGTGAGAAGGATTTTTGTAGTTTCACCAGCTGAAATCGTAGGATATACAGCCGTGAAAAATTCATCTGCAATATTATTAGGGATGATTGCAGCCTCATCAATGTAAAGCCAGTTAACAGATTTACCACGAATACCAGAGGAAGTTGTTGCAGCTGTAAAGATTACAGATCCGTTTTCTAGATCCACATTACCTTTGTTCCAAGTTTTTACTCCTTGCTGCATCCAAATCGGTAAACCTTCATACATAATTTGATAACGACTTAAAACTTCTCTTGCTGCAGTTGTTTTGTTTGCGAGAATCGCAACGGTTTTGTTTTCATTGAATATTGTATAATGAAGAATACATGCAGCTGCGACGACAGTCTTACCTTGCTGACGTCCTTCCATTAGAATTGTTTGTCGATTTTCCATAATGAAATCGACTTTTCTTTTTTGACACTCGTATAGTTTAAATGGTTGTAAACCTTTATCTAGAGTTACAATCTGACAATATGTTTCAATAAAATATTTCGGATCTTCTCGGCACTTTACCAATTCTTTGATTTGTTCTTTAGTAAACTCGTGCTGATGACCTATTGACTTTAGATTAGGATTACCGTGATACGAGGTGTCTTCAGTCGCTGTTGCCATCTTCTACTTTACCTTCAATGATTTTCTCATCATTATCCACTATGCTTTTCAGTTCTTTCATAAGATCTGTCGTGCTTCCATTAAATAAAACATTGGTTTGATGACCTATTTTTGGTTGATTTGTTTTATCATCTCCATCGATAGTCTTTTTCTGTTTTTGTAATTCGAGGATATCTTTGGCTTGATCACCAAACATTTTAATAAGTTGTCCTGCAACTTCGTATGCACGAGGATTGTCGCTGTTTTCTGCGACATTGACTATACCTTGAAGAGTCGATTCGCTATATGCCATCGCTCTTTTCAGTGCTGCTCTTGCTTCGTCAAAATCTTGTTCAACCGTACCTGTTTTTACTGCTGGAACTTTCGTTTCAGTTTTCTTGGTTTCAGTTTCAAAGGTTTTGTCTAATGCGTCAAATATCTTATTCTTACTCATAAATTGTATCAAACTCTTCTAGGAATCTAAAAGTGTCATCGACACCTTGATTTCCGTCGTCTGGTGCTTCAAATGTTACTGTTGGCACACTTGTATAACCTGTGCCACCATCGTTTATTGTAACTGACTTAACTCTAAACTTACCAGTATTTATAGGGTCTATTTCCATTGTTACTGATGCTCTCGCTCCAGAACCACCACCGCCAGATATGGTTATATTTGGACCATTCTCAGTATAGCCACCGCCTTTATATTGAGTAACGATAGAAGATACTGCTCCATTTTCGATTGTAGCGTTAGCAGTGGCAGTTGATGCAACAACTTCATATGATTGACGAGTCCTTGTGCCACCTGTAGTTCCGTCTGGATTTGCATATGTTTCTACAACTGCTTTCCTGATCAGATCCTGATCAGCAACGTGCCCATAGAAATTAAGTTTCATATTAAATGTAAGAGTCCACACAATACTTGCTCTGTCTGCAAAAGTACCTTGTGACTGGTCTTCATAACCGACAGAGTCGAGTGTTATTTTAATATCACGTTTGATTCCTAGTTCTGGAAGGTCATTGACAGTAATACTAAAATCTGGATTGAAGAATGGTAAAATTTGTTCAATGATTTGTAAACCATCCTCTTGATTCTTTGCAAAACAATATAGTTGTAATGATAAATCATATGGTGTTGATGTAAATACTTTTTTTACAGAAGTTGCCGAGTCTGTTGCTTTTTTGTGATGGTGTATAGGTGATGTTCTTCTTGCTGCATCGTATGTAAGTGAAATAATCTCAAACCCCATACGCGGTAAAACAATCGCAACTTCACCACGACTCTCAATAGTAGGAACTTGCTCAATCCTAGAAATAAATTTTTGTTTGGTTGAATAAGCAAGTGGTACTCTAAGACTCTGTACTATGTTTCCACTCGAGTCTTTACGTTCGATGTTTATGTTATTAAATATTGTACCGAATGCAGCAACTGCTTTTCTTATGTGACTGTGGTAAAAGGTCTTTCCTTTAAACACTATTCAAAGTCTCCAAATGGATTTGATTCTGTAAAGTCTAGAATATTACTTGCTTTTTCTATTTCTTCAAAGTCATCGCCTTGTACTGCTGGTTTGATTGCATAATCCTCTTTGATAAGAGAACCACCGTCCTCTAGGATAATATTACCAGTTGCGTCTTCAAGCACCAATTGGAATAATCTCTGATCAATCGTGTTATCATCTTCGAGTAAATCAATGGATGCATTACCAGTATCAATAACTTCTGACGAGTATTCAAACAATTCACAACGCATTTTAAATACGTTGATTTTACCTAATTGATAAAACGGATCTTGGAAATCTACAAATTTTATTTCAAACAGCGATCTTGTTTTTGGAAAGAATAATAAATCTCCTTCCATCGGTCTTGCACCACCGCCTGTAAATGTACCACCATCAGCAGTTTCTACTGTATCTTCCCATCTTCTACGAGCCATGACAAAGGTTGCTTGGTCTCTAATTTCAAGACCAAATCTTTGAAATAACTCACCATCGCCTTCATATCCTTCAACATTTTCGAGATACATCTCGATAGGATATGCTTGTTCAAATTTTGATAACTCATCCTCATCAAACATAGTGTCTTTGTTGACGAAGGTACGAGGCATATAGAAAACATCGTGACCATATATCTTCAAGGATTCGACAACAAGATCCTCTACGAGTCTCTGTTCGGACGTAGTTCCTTGCGTATTGCCTGATTGAAAATAAAAATTTGTAGCCATTAATTTAGCCTGTCATAAATGTAGGTGGTAATTCATATCTGTTTTGCATCTCTTCTTCTATTTGTGCAATTTCGTTTACAGCTTCACTGTAGATCTGATCACCATTTAGTGTTACACCTCCAGGAAGTTGAATACCGCCAAACTTCTTCATATTTTCTCCCCACTGTCTCTTGATCAGAGCAGTAGTATATTTTTTGAGCCACATGTCATCGTAGACTTCGGCATAATCTGCCCCTGCAACAAGTGCATATCCCTCTGCAATGACATAATCTCCGATATTGAAAGTTCTATCCATATCGGTATCAATATAAAGTTTGTTTGTTTTTCTATTAAATCTAATTGCTCGGTCGTTTACGAAAAGACTTTCTAGCACATTCATGTGCGTTTTGACCATTGAATAATATGTTACATCAGCAGCCAATAGATTGTAAAGATCGTTTTGTGCGAATTGATAATCAATATCGAATAAGCCATCTGAATTTGACGTTGAACCGATACCACCAAATTTAAACATTCTTGTAACACCAAGAATATTATCTGCGATATCAATGTATCCGTTTTCGATATTACCTTTTACGATCGAACTGATTGTGGCAGTTGTGCCAGAGTCTGCACCTGTGATAGTTTCATTTGCTGCAAACTTTTCTACAGTCGTTACGTTTTCATAAATTACTTTTGTCCCAGAACTGCTTTTGTCTACAATAGCTTCTGCGCCAGATGTTCCACCTGTAATCTTTTCTCCTGCATTAAATGTTGCCGATGAAGTAAGATTTAATGTCGTTCCTTCAAGTGCTTTTTTAATATAAACACGCTCGACACCATCAAAATGATGCTCTTGCCATAACTGTATGGCGTCATCGACACGATCGCTTATTTGATCGTCATCTACATTAATTTCGATTACAGGGAATCCTAATCTTCTGAGGGAGTAATCTATAAGTTCTTGTCTAGTAGTTAGAGCCATCTAAACCCCTGTTTGTTAATATTGTTAAGTCTATTCACTATTTATAAGAGTTTAAAGTGGGAGTGGGCGAGGATTTGCTGACGACTATGTTATGACTGGCTTGGCTTATCTTCTGCCCTTAACATATGTCCCTCGAGGATGTCAGCTTCAGCGCACTACTGCCAGAGTTATGCGCAACTCGCCCACATTATTTCGTCACTTGGGGTGTAACTGTAACAATTCCTTCGACAACTCTTATTGTCTCGGATGCTGAAGCAGATTCAACGTCATAAACGTATCTTCCTGCCTTTAAATTTCCTGTCTGGGCTGCGGTTAAAGATAGTGTAATAACACCTGTACCGTCTACTTGCGCAGTAGTAAAATCTGTTGATGACGAACTGTAATAGCTTTTTCTTATTTGTGCTGTTGTTGTATAGCCAGTCAGGTCTTTTGCTGAACCTGTACTATCTTTGGCAGTAACCGTCGTAGAGAATGTTGTTCCCTGATCAATTACTATGTTCTGTTGAGTTGCCATTAATTTTACTCCTTTTGCTCTTATTTATAAGACTTGACTTATTACAAATATTAGGGTAATATATAGATTGCTATGCTTACAATACATACATTATTATATGGTGACAAGTATAATTACGATGACGTAAATCGGATTGCTGCAACAATAGGCATTGGAGCAGGTTTCCAATATCGTTATGTTTGTCATACTGATCAGGGTGAACGCCTTCGTGCTGAAGGTCTTTATCCTGAAATTAATTTGCGATGGGCAGACTCAGAACTTGGAACATTCGAGAAAGTAAATATCTTGGGACAAGACTGGGGACAATCATTATATTTAGATTTAGATGTGGTAATACAAAAACCAGAAAAGGTCTGGGATTTGTTTACTGAGGGTTTGAAGATTTGTAAAACACACTGGAAACACGATGGCTTCGAATCTGAACACGGTGGCGGTGATTTCAATTCAAGTGTAATAGCTTGGAAGGGGATTCAAGGTCTTAATATCAAAAAACACTTCAATGAAAATCCATACAAATGGATAAGAGAATATAAGGGTTGTGATGATAAATACCTATTCCACGAGCATAAAAATGACTTTGATACATATGAAAAAGGAGTGTTATACTCCTATATGTATGGAATTGACCACGAAACGGATGTAAGTCCACGTGGCAGAAAATACAGACCTGACCCAACAATTTGTTTGTTGAATGGTCAGGATCGACATAATTTTGATTTGAGGACTGATTACTATACTCACTTTTCTAACGATAAAGTGGGGTGAAAAATACTCTCCTGATTATGTAAATAATCTATATGGAATGATTGATGCTAATTATGTCAATCAGTTTCGTATGGTTTGTTTCACAGATGAGCCAGAAGGCATTCGCGAAGAAGTAGAAGTACATCCCATTCCTGATATAAAACCACTTCATCCAAAGTATTGGTTCGGAGAGGAGAATTATTGCTGGGATCGTTCTAAATTTTTATTGTTCAATGCAGAAGAATGGCTTGCAACGACTGGACCATTCTGTTACTTTGACCTTGATGTAATTATCCAAGACTCTATTGACGAGTTTTATGACCTTGCATTCAAACCACATATCTTATACTCACACTGGCAACCTGAAGGACAACTCAAATTAAGAAGATTTAGAGATATACGAGGAACATATTTTAACTCCAGTTGTATGATGTGGTGGTCTGATCAGCCGAAAAAAATATATGAAGATGTGATAGAGAACCCAGATATATTCAAAACATTCTATAAGGGTTCAGATAATTACCACCAATGGCGTAGACCAGCAGGAACTGAATTCTGGAACTTCTTACCACACGAATGGTATTATAGTTATAACTATCAAGATACAGATTATGATGCAAAACTCGCTCTGTTTAATCAGAATGTAATAGAGAGCGAAGATACAATATCAATAGACCAGTTGGAAGATTCTATACTTCTTAATCATTGGTATGGTAAGTATGATATGTATAAAGACTTTCCTACTCGTGTTGTATTGGAACTTACTAACAAACACAACGATACAGGAAACTCGTTCAATGATATATTTGTTGAAGATGACGAACTTACATTGCAAGATGTAAAAAGAATATTCCAAGAAACACCTGAATATGTAACTTTCCTACACACACTTTCTAAACCGAGTCGCTGTAAAGATTATATGAAAATTATAGAGTGGTTTGAAGAACAAGGAAGTCAAATAATAATTCCAGCTATGCCTGAAGAAGTCCCAGTTGAAGTGTCAAATATGCCTGACATTAAGAAATCTGATCAAGTAACGAGAGAAAACATTAAGAAATTTAAACAGAAAGAAGAATATAGGAATGTTGCAAAAGAAGAAAAATGGGTGATTGATTGTGAAGCTAGAAACGAAAATATGGTTTACATCAATGCAAAGGGACAAGTTTTTCCTTGTTCATATATCGCGAGAGATATTTTAGAGAATAGACTCTACCCTCTCCACCCAATAGACTATCCGTACAATCCTAAATATAATAACGCGAAGTCCTTTCCATTAAAGGAAATTGTATATAATGCGGACTTTGAATGTTATAATGATAGTCTTAAAAAAGACCATTTAAAAATTTGTAAAGAGACTTGTGGAAGATGCGTGTAAATTTTGTATGTGCTAAATGGGGTACAAAGTATGGGGCACACTTTGTCAATAGACTATGCAACATGGCTCGTAGAAACTGCCCTGATCAGTTTGACGTACACTTCTATTGTTACACTGATGATGATACTGGTCTTCAATCTGATATTAAAGTTATCCCCTTTCCAGATATTCCGAACATCCATCCTAAGTATTGGTTTGGGATGGACGATTTTAAATACGGAATGGCTCGTTGTTGGGATCGTGCAAAAACTTTTGTTTTTAACACCCATAATTTCGCCGATGACAAACCTACTGGTCGGTTCGTCTTTCTAGATCTTGATGTAATAATTCAAAACGACCTAACTCCTATAATTACTTACAATATGGAACAACCTACAAAGATGCGTTCTTGGTGGCAAGATCCCAGACCAATGAATAGTCGTAGATTTAAACTGTCACACGGTGCATTTACCAATGGCAGTTGTCAAGTATGGAGTGATGACCAATGTGAACCAATATGGGAAGATGTACTAAAACATCAGGAAAAAATTTGGTTTACATTCACAGACGGCACTGATAATTACCACAGTTGGCGTTGGAAAGAACTATGGGATTATTTTCCAAGTTGGATGGCATACTCGTATAATCGAGGTCGCTCTTGGGATGAAGACGATTTGAACGTAGGAATTTATAGAGAGAATTGTATCCTCTGCGTATTCAATGTCGACCTTCTTCCTTTCGAAGATGCATCGCGAGGTACAACAAAACAAGATGAATTAGTCGACCCAAAATTATTGGAACACTGGAAATGAAGATAGGATTTACTGCAAGTGCATTTGATTTACTACATACTGGTCACGTTGCTATGTTGCAAGAAGCAAAACAACAATGTGATTATTTGATATGTGGATTACATTTTAATCCTAGATGGGAAAGGAAAGAGAAAAATAAACCTGCACAGAATATCGTTGAACGATATACACAACTAAAAGCAGTGAAATATGTAGACGAAATTATACCATATTCAACTGAAAGAGAACTGTTAGATATTTTAGAACTATATCCAATTGATATAAGAATCATTGGTGAAGAATATAGAGATAAAGATTTCACAGGTAAAGATATGGGAATAGAAATTTACTATAACAAACGACAACACAGATTTAGTAGCAATGAATTACGAAACAAGATTCTGGAGAAATAAGGATTGGTTATGGACTGCTGATGACCACCATGCTTGGAATCATTTGACTATACAACATCCTGATATTCCTAAACAGATACTTGAAGAAGTTGATGGTGTGAATATGGTCGTTCAAGCAGGTGGACATTGCGGTTTATATACATGGCAATATTGTTCCGCAGTTGATGAAGTTGTAACATTCGAACCAGATTCTTGGAATCTAAAATGTTTGAAAGAAAACTTAAAAGAATATAATAATGTTTCAATATATCCATATGCTCTCGGTAATGAAGATAGAAAATGTGGAATAAAAAGAGACAGAGTAAATAGCGGTGCAACAAGAGTAAAACGAAGAGGTGAAATACTGCAGGTTACATTAGATAAATTTCATTTAGAACCTGATTTAATTCACCTAGATATTGAAGGTATGGAAAGAAGTGCACTCAAAGGAATGTTAGGTACGATAAAAATAAGTAAACCTGCGATTGTATTGGAAAGAGCAAACGGCGAGGATATATTGACAGATATGGGTTACAAAAGACATAAACAGTTTGGATTAGATTGGCTATACCTATGAACATATACACAGTGAAATGGGGAGACAAATACTCCTCTGATTATGTCAATAAGATTGCATATGATGTTGCTTCTGATTTTCCAGAAACTAATCGTCAGATGTATTGTATAACTGATAATCCAGAAGGATTGGCTGAATTTATTGAACCTATCTTGATTCCCAAATATAATGATTTAGAGAAATGGTGGAACAAAATGTATTTGTTTTCGCCGTTGGTTGATCAGAAAGGAGAAAAACTTTTCTTTGACCTTGACATTCTAATTCAGCACGATATAAAAGCATTTGAAGAGTTTGAACCTGAAGATTGTTTAGGTATTGTAAAGACTTGGTGGCACGATCTCGAGCGGATGCGCGAGGAGACAAAGCACGTACCACATAAATTCAGCGATATTAACTCAAGTATATTACGCTGGAATGATAGTTTCGACTCTGCAAAGCTGTGGGAATACTTTAATAAATATAAACAACAGATACTTTGGCAATATCGAGGTATAGATAATTTTCTTTGTGATAAGAATATAATCCCGATGAAACTGTTCCCTCTAGGATGGGTTTACAGTTTCAATCAAGGTTATATCTATCCACAAGATATTGAAAAGCACGTGTATCGTGACTTGCCATATATATGTTTATTTGACTCTATGGGTAAAAGTGAAGATGTTAAAATCTAATTTTCTAAATAATTTTAAGTTCTATGGTGAAGCATTATATTTCATCGAACAAAAAGCACCACACAAACTTACCGACTTACGCCAATGTCACGAGCAAAACCATGTCGAAGCTGCAACATGGCTCGTAGAAGAACTGATCACAAATATTGACAACTGTGCAAGGCAGGAAAAACTAAAAGTATTAGTTCTAAACTCTTGGTTGGGTATGCCACTTGTTCCTTTACTTTGTGAAAATATCGACATCGGAGAGTTACATTTAGTCGATCTCGACAAAGAAGCATTGGATATATCTAAAATACTACACAAACATTATGCACAAGAGAAGTTTGTAAAGTTTAGACATCATTGTTTAGATATTCCGTTTGCATTTGATGACTTAAATAAAATAGATGCGGATATCGTAATCGCTATCAATACTGAACAAATGTATCCGCTAAAAGAACTTACAACAAAAAACCCAATGGCATTGTTTGCTTGTCAGAATAGTAATGTTATTGAAGAGATGTATGGTATCAACTGCGTCAATTCAGTAAAAGATTTAACCGAGCAAATCGGTCTAGATGAGATATACTATGAAGGACAAAAAGAGCAAACATACTACTCTTGGGATGGGCAAAAAAAGTACGATCGCTTTATGGTGATTGGCTCAAAAGAATAAGTATATAATCTAATTTTTCACACACCTTTTATAAATAGTTTTAGGTTGTTATAAAAATTAATTTTTTTATAACTTTTAGTAATACTTAACAGGAAAAACCATGACCACAGTTATATTAATAACGAAGAGCATGGTGCGAAAAACCAAAGCGTTCGCCGAATTTCTAGCATACATTGCTCTTCCTTTAGGAATCCCTTACATGATAATCGTGCAAACGAGAGCAAGTTATTTTGGATTCTAGAATATGAAACCAGACCATGTAAAAAAATTTGAAGATTCGCTAAACTATCCAGACTATACGTCAGAACAAAAAAAACTTGGGTTGAATGAAAAAGATATGGATTGGATTTGCGAACACCCAATGTTTTACATGGTCTTCATACCAACTTTAGTTGCAACAGTACCTGCAACAATAATGGCTTGTGTTGTATGGTATCATCAGTATTACTTCGGGATTTAAGTAATATCCTCAACCATCATTTCCCACATACTCTGATCAGGAATAACAAAACCGAGTGTAATCCTTGGACCACCACCTGCACAATGCCAAAAAGGATTATCTTGCCCACCGTAATATCCAACTTTTGCTGACCACCCTATTGGATCTTGCATTGTTTTGACTTCATCATTATCTAGATACTGAAACCAACCATCACCGTCGCTATAATTAAATAGAATATTGAATCCAGGAACATCCCAATTATTATGCCATCCCATATATCCATCTGGAGGATAATAAACGTGGACAGCACTATGTCTTGCCCCTAGAAATTTAACAAGTTTATCGTTGAATTTTTCAGATTCTTTTTTGAATTTATCAGGGGATCTTGCACCCACACCAAAATAAACATTGCGTATTAATTCTGGTGGACCAGCGTGTTGACCTTTTTCTTTTCCCATTGGCTTTTGTAACATCAAATCAAGATATTCTCTAGACGATGCATACATAACATCTTTATCGCCCTTTTGGTCAACATATAACTCTGACAAATCCTGATCAAAGAACCACTTTCTGTGTTCCTCGAGTATTTCTAAGATCTCATTATTAAGGTCTATAAACTTCACTTGCCATTAACCTCGTATGTGCTATTGTATAATGCTGTATCACTATTTCTTCGCCCATTAATTCTTCTTCCTTATAACCATTTACAAAGTTCCACTTTGCATCTGGTGCAGGAAACTCTCCTACTTTAACCTGAAAATTGCCATTAGTCAATAGATTCCACATAGTAAATGTATCCCATTTTCTAACTTCTTCTGGATATGGAGAAGGATCCCAGCGTGGATCGTTTTGTTCTAGATACCCAGTATACCAACTATCCATTAAATCTTTGGTCGTTTTTGTGTTGTAAAGAAATAAACCACAGTGATAAATCATTTCTTCTGTTTCAGACAGCTTGGTAATCTTTGCGTTGTATGGACGATTCCTTGTAAAAATTATATCATTGTCGCCGAGTAAATCGAAAACCTCTGATATTTCTTCGCTTTGTATAGTAGTATCACAATCAATATAAAGAGTTGTATCGTATGGAGATTTAGATAGTGCCCAAAGTTTCGCTCTTATATGATTCGGCACACCTTCAGTTATAATCTGATCAAATATTTCACGTGCTTCATCACACACCCACGTTTCATGAGTGAACAAAGTAATCTTCGCTTCGGGATAAAAATCTAAGAGAGACTGTGCACTATATAGTGCTGCATAATAGAATTGTTTATTTACTGAAGCAACGTAAACAAATCCATTATTCTTCATTCGCCAATGCTTCCTGTATCAACAGGGTTGCAAATGCTTGGATTTCGATTGGTGTCTTTGCTTTTCTAAGACGTTTCTTTAGATCTCTGTTTTGTGAGTTTTTGATTTCCTCGATTTCAAACGCTTCGAGTTTCATATTAAAAAGAGTTTCTTGTCTACGTCTGACCTTATCAGCTTCAACTCTTTCACGATGAACCTGTTCTTGTCTTATTTGCTCTTCTTTATGTTTGGCTGTTAGTTCGTCTAACTTTTCTTCGCCAAAAGTTTCTAGGATTTCGTCATAATCCTGATTGACTCCACCAGATGCATCAATATGAACAACCGCATATTCACCAGTACCAGTTAATCTTCTGGCGACCATGCGTCTATTCTCCTTATCTTTCCAGATAGGATCTTTCCACATTGGTTTGATTTCGTCGTTTGAGGTTGCAATAACGTCCATAATTACTCCATAATAAATTAATTTATATTTCTATTTAGCCAATTCTAACAAACAGTTTTTTAGATTCTTGTGTGCTTGAAGAACTGATAATCGTCACACCATCATAATAACCTGTGTATGTACCTGAATAAGATCCATCATAAGAACCTGTATATCCTCCAGTATATGAACCTGTGTAAGATCCAGTATATGAAGTTCCAGAGTATCCACTAAAAGATGCTGCATAAGATCCAGCATATGCTCCATCATATGTACCAGAATAAGTTCCATCATAAGAACCTGTGTATGAACCAGTATAAGAACCAGCATATGCATAGGTCGCTGTATCTTTCGCCTGATCAGTCATCGTTTCACCTTGCTGTTGCCAAGTTCCAGTTCCTGGAGCAGCTGATTCAAAGTCATATGTGCCAATTTGTGAACCTGTGGCGTCTTGAATTCTGTTTACAAAAGGTGCATATAATGCTTCAACTTCAGCTGTTGACATAGCTTGTAAAGATTGATCATCTGGTTTTTTAACTAAACTCTCGAATGTTTGAAGAGTATGTGGAGTAGTTGCTGCAGTTTTTTGCCAAAGTGTTTTTGTTACAGAAGTTCCGTCCACTTGTGTGTCAGTAATAGTTCCTCTACTTGTCCACGTACCACCAGATGGAGCAGAAGCTGATAGGTAATAAAGACCTGCTGTATTCGTATTCCCTGCAACCATAGCTGCAATAATTGGATCGCAAATTTCAGATGCAATTTCAGCGTCTGTCATCTCAAGTAAATCAGCTTCGGCATTTACTCTTACTGGTCTTTCAAAAGTACCACTATCTGCAGTAGTACCCATTGCAATGGTATAAACATTTACATTAGTTGTTGCACCATCTGTTGGGTGTGTACCAACTGCATCGTTTCTTTTTCTGTCTGTGAATGTTCCAATATCAGTGAACCCAGAAGGGACACTACCTGAAGTTCTTAATCTTAGAGATGCGGTTCCATCAACACTAGCATATTTTGTTGTGATCAGATTTGCTGTAGTGGTTTTTAACTCAGTGAGAGTCATCTCACGGACACCACCTTCGTAGTTATTACCGTTGCTGTCTGTAGTACCTTCTATTCTTATTGGACCAGCCATTATAAAATCCTTAGTTTAACAAGTCGCCGTTTGAACCATAAATTGCTATTGGTCTTAACACTTCCCAGTTTGTAGCGTCTTTACATACCAAAACCATAGATGTTTTGGAAGGTAAATCTTTTGCAGCATTTGCAGATCCTGCATCAATTGTATCTGAAGTATTAGGATAAACTTTGATATCATTCGCCGTTGTGTTATAAATTTCTACTCTTAAACCTGTTGCAGCTGCTTTTAGTTTCACACCTTGACCAGCGGTAGCAGTACTAACAATATTGATTGTCTCTGTAAGTGCAGTTGCATTACCCTGAACATCACCAGCTGCCGTTACTGCTGCAGTTATGCCGTATTTTAAATCTCCTGAAAGAGTAGTTGCTCCTGTTACACTCAAGTCACCAGCAGTTGCTACGTTACCTGTAGTTGCAACAGTAAAGTTTGAACCGTTTACGTCAATACCGCCATCTAAAGATGTAAGACCATCTACTGTTAAAGTTCCTGTTGTGGCGACGTTACCTGTTGAGTCAGCTACTGTAAATGCGCTATCAACATCAATACCACCATCGAGAGATGCTAGACCTGTTGCAGTTAAAGTAGTTGCAACAACTGCATCACCTTCGTCAGTAGACTGCCATTGAGTTGCAGAAACAGCTACAAAATCACGACCCTTTTCTGGACCAAGTGATAGTGCAGCATTTGCTGATAAATCATTAATAGATTCTCCAGGATATGGATAAATCTTAACTGTGTTTGCAGTAGAGTTAAATATAGTTACACGTGTACCAGTTGCTGCATCGAGTAGCTGAACCCCTTGGTTCGCACTTGCTGTATTAATGATATTATATGTTTTTGTCAGAGCAGTTGCATCGCCCTGAACCGTTCCAGCTGCAGTAACCGAAGCATCAACACCGACAATAAATCGACCTGATACCGTAATATCATCAACAACAATGTCGTCACCGCTTTGATACTTATCGGTGTTTAAATTGGTAAAGTTACTATCTACTTCCGTGTTAGTAAGCGGAGAGCCTTTACCTGATCGAGTTGTAAGTGTTGACATTTTTTCTTACCTATTTTTTTAAAATTACCTGAATGGCATCTTTTATCATTGCCAAATCTTCTTTCAGACTATTTATATCGTCGCAAACTTCATCTAACTTCTTAGATTGTTTTTTTTGCTTCTTATATTGTTCGAGTCCAGCTAAATCATTACTGAGTAATGCATTAGTATCTGGATCTCTTGTGTATTTATCAGTTGTAAAACCAGACATTTAATTACCTATACCTGCAGAGCGATAGCCCTTAAATTTTTCAACTGAGGAACATTCGAGGTATTATCAGTCAACATCACAATCTTTATTGCAAACTGCTTAAAGGTTGTATAAGTTGTAGTACCAAGAGTGGCTGTTGCTGTTGCACCAGAGCCACCGCCCCCAGAAATTGTTATTGTTGGAGCAGCTGAAGATGTAGAGTATCTTCCTGGATCCGTAATAATGATCGAGGCAACTGCTCCACTGCTTAGAACTGCTATACCTTTTGCTTGTCTGGTAGCTGTACCACCAGAGAAAGTTACCGTTGGTGCAGTGGTATAACCAGAGCCACCAGCGGATATTGTAGTTGCGCTAACACGCTTGACTGAATATTCAAGCACATCACTTCCATTGAGGTTTGCATTATCAATAGTGTATTTTTTCTCAATGAATTGAGTTTGTGCTAGACCTTGACCGTCAGGAACTGATTCTTCTTTTAATTCAAACCAATCAAGTTCTTCTCTGATATCCGCATCATCCTCTGCAGCCAAGAATTTACCATATACTTTCGTTGAAGAACCAAATGGAGTTTTCTCATCTAAAAAGACTTTTAGATCTTGAGCGTCTTGACCGTCGGAAAGTCTTACAGTTTTAGAAATATATCTTGCAAGAGCGTTACCGTTATTATTTGAATTCTCATTTGTAGAATCATTATTGATTTTATTCTTAGTTGTAATAAATCCACAACGAGATAGGTCGATTACTGGGCTGACAAACTTATTATCAGTTGTAAGAACTGCTGTGTTATTGAATGACTTATTACTACTAAGGTTTGCATCTTCGTTTGATTTAGAATATACAGCAAACTCTTTTGTAGTTATTTGTTGTTCAACTTTAGTAATCTTACGGTCAACAGTTCCTTTAGTAGAAACTCCAGTAGATTGAGTACCAGCATATGTGTGATCAATCTTAGTTTGTGGTAAGACTAATTCACCAAAATTAAGCTGTATTTTATTAAATATTTTATTTTCAATAGAAGCAAGAGTTCCTTGTGTCGTACCGTTTGAAATGATATCATTCACACTAAAGTCAGACTTTGTAAGCTGTGTTCTAGCGACATCATTTAATACCGAATATCTTTCAACTGCTGCAGTCTTAGTTACGACATCAATAATAAATCCAGTACCTGAACCAGTTGATGCAGATTGTGCTACGTTTGTTCCGTCTGCAGTAAATCCAGATCCCATTGTATCAATACTGAATCCAGTTACTGCACCAGAACTTACAGTTGTTACTTTAAGTTTCAAGCCAGTTCCGTTACCAAAACCAGCAAAGGTTACAACATCATCGACTGCGTGACCAGAGCCACCACTGTCAAGAGTAATATCAAATCCGTGGAGTTGATCACCTGCTGCAAATGCACCAGCTGTAAAGTCAGTCATTTTCAGATAATCTATTGGACCATTTGTAAACTTAGCTGTACCAGTTCCACCAGCTGTAAAGTTACAACGATATATTCTATGCATTAAGTCTTCAGCTTGGAATGCATTCCAAGTTTTGTTGTTCGATGATACAAAAAGAACACCAGAAGAAACATCTTCAGCTACAATTCTTTCTGTAGTACCAACTTTGTTTTCACCAAGTTCTGATACCCAAACTTCATAATCTGGGCTGTTTGCTTGAGGAAGTGTAACAATACAATACTCTCTACCGCCCTCGAGGAAGATCGGTGAGTCAAATGTTACTTCAGTGGCAGCAAATGTTACTGTTCCATCAGATGCTTCTGATGATATATTTACTTCAGAAGGTGAAAGATATTTAGAGCCATAAGGTACAACCCTCGCTCCAGGATAGCCATTCACCACTTCTCTTATCTGAATTGTAATACCGTCAGTGGAAGATTTATTTCTGAAGTATAACTCGACTTTAGGGCAGAAGATACCTTCAGCGTTTGTAATTGTGAAGGTTTGCGCTGTTGGGTCATCCGCTGTTAGATTAACATCAATATTTACGTTTGACGTTACATCTTCAACACGGACATCTGTTACTAAGTTTGCAACCGTTTGTGGATTACCAGCGTTTGTGCCTGTCGCAAATGAAGGCACTTGAGTAGAAATAATAGATCCTTGACTTACTGCATCTAGACCGAATGACGAGAATGTCGCTTCGGCAGAAGTAGTTGTAAAGCCATCTCTGTTTAAAATATCATCTGTAAGACGTAATACTTTTTCACCAATACGGAAAGTGTCCGATGGTATTCTAAACTGTGCTGCAAGTCTACCTTCAGAGTCAGTTACAAGAGCAGAACCAAATGCATTGGTTGTTTCATTAAAGTCTGACCAGAAGTTATTTACACCAGCTGCAAGTCTAGAAGTAAATGTAGAATATGTTAATGCACGACAATGATCAGAAACTGGATCTCCATCAAAGTATGCATACACACGAGTATTTGGTTTTAATCTTGTGGCATTGAAAGTTACGTTTTGAGATCTCATAAATGGTGAGAACCCAATATCAACAATCCTATCGCCCAAGTCTTGGTTAAGTGTTGTGCTTCCTGTTGATTGAATTGTAAGAGTATCTACTGATTGTTGTAAGTTTGATGAATCTACAACTTGATTCATAGATGCGTTAAAATCAACAGTCGCAGATGATGTTACTCTGTTTCTTCTGCCACCCCTGTCAGAATCAGAATCTCTACCACCAAATTCAATATCTTGTGATTGAGAAGTTGTACCAGTCATACTGGTTTCAATACCATTTACGATACCAGCATTGTTCAGACTGTCAGCTAGGTTTTCAAGTGATGCACCGATCGCATTATTTTCAACGACTATATCACCACCGTCTTCCATTGCAACAAAGTTATCTGATTGTGGATAAAGTTCTATATCACCTTTATAGTTAAACAATAACGATCCGATACAGTTACGGAATTTAGAAGCGTTAATGTTTCTTTG